TTGACCAATGGAGTACCGTATCCGTACATCTGATTGAACGTATTGCTCTGAAGAGGCATCATGCCTCAACAGTCAATCCCGATTCACCATGATCGAACGCCATAAAGTACCGAAAGGCTCTCCGAAAATACAATTGAGAATATCTCGTTGTAGATAGGAAGGCAATCGGTCTGTGGCAGCTGATAAATCGTACGAGTAAATAGTTTCTCCGTCGAGCTCACCTGAGAGTAACTTCTTTTGAAGTCGCTCTAGAGGAGCTTTCTGGTCGAAAGTCCCGTCCATGGGTAGTCTCCGAAGTAATTCGAAGATTCACTCATGTAAAGGACCGAATACTGACTGAGTAATCAGATCCGCTATAGCAAATACCCGTACCTTACCTGCGGCTTCCTCTTTTAGAGCAAGCCTTCCCAGAGTTAAAGATTTCTTATGGATTGTATTATCAATCTCTAAGTTTAATCCCTCTGGAAAGAACATATCATAAAACGCCTTACCTTCATCATGAAGACTACAGAAAGACTCTAAGTCTTTCAGTAAATCCTTATGCTGAAGTCAGGCCGCTACATCTAGGAACAAACCCAGAGTAGCCGTTTTATGATTGGGTCCAGCTGAACCCGAATAACGTAACTCAATCCCACGTAACTTCTTGGGACTAAATTTCCCAATCTGAAGTAATTGTAGGATCGAGTATTGTAGAGCAGGAAGATGTAAAGAGGCTATAGTCCCTTTAAAAGGACTTGTAATAGTCTCTAAACTTAACTTCCCTTCTACTTTCATTATTCGGTAAACAGAAAGAAGGGTGAATACACACTTAATAACATCACGGTTATTCCGCTTAATTTCTAAACGGAGTTTACCTGGGATGATAGTGGGTAATCCACCTGAGAGACCTATAGGCACACCTTTGCTAAGGTGTACCGGTTCGCCCGCAAGGTAATGCTGGTATATACGGACTGATTCCTTAAGATATTGAACAGTAAAACTTTTACCGTTCATATCTATCAGTTTCGAAATCCGATCCCGCAAAACATGCAGGGAGTTGGCCTCCAAACGGAAGATTCAACTTAAGACAGAAACATAAGTTATAAAACTCTTTTGAGAGATATAGCCTATTGTTCCTGCTCTTAGACTACGTACTCTGCTAAGGTATTTCATTAATCAATTTTAATATTGGTTTCTGATAATATCATGGCAGATATTCATCTAGCACCCGATCAACCCGGAAACCCGGGAGACCTTTACCAGAACCTGTGAAGGTCGGCGTGGTTTGGGGTTTGCACCTCGTTTGGTCGTACAAAGGATACCGTAGACTCTAAACGTATTAGAGTGGGGCATTGCCTCGGTC